TTGGGGTTAGTCGCCCCCTTTTCAAACGTCATCTAGCCCCCTAGTTATGGACAGTATTCACCTGCCTTGTAGCAGTTTAGTACAGTCTATAGTAACAGAGTGAAGAAGGCTCTAAAAAGACTTCTGAACTATTTTACTATCTACTATATATTAATCCGTTCAAATAGGTCAAACGAACACTTTCTATAGAACTATTTACAAAACTGCAGGTCAGACAGTACTGGAGTCCTACTGTACGGAAATATTTTGGGTAGAGATACAATACATACTCCGACCGTAAGTTAATAACTGTAGGGTCAAAGACTACAGATTACTACTACAAGACAGATACTGTACTGCGGAGTAGTCTGTCTGTGTAGATAGAGTCTGCCTAGGCACAGACCAGACCTGTGCCCCAGTATAATTTAAACCAGTATACTGTGGTTGCCTATCGCTATAGCATAGACTGCTAGTCTATCAAGCCCTTGAAAAGAGCAGGGCTTGACAGCCGTCTCAGCCTATGCTGGTCTGGATTCTGTAGTTAGAAATCCTAACTACGGAAAGGTAACTATGTCTAGTTTAGAGTGCACTTGGAACCACGCAACTAACGAGTTCCATGCAGTACCAGCAGGTAGCAATTGCCCGCTGTGCAGTAACCAAGCATGGGCATGTGCCCAATGCGACTATCGGTACTGCGAGTCACCAACCTGCGAATGGGAGAATATATGAGCGAGTCACTCGGCATCAGCATCACCAACGAGTGCTACGAATGCATGGTGATAGCCAGAGATACTGCGGAGGGTTTCCCTCCCAGCCAATGTCAGTCCTGCGTAGATGACGCAGAGGCTAGAGCAGATGAAAATGCTTGGAATCTGCATGAGGACGACAGGCTAGGTGAAGGTCACTGCCTGTCTATAGATACAAGTGACGCTCCCTCGGCAAGCGAGTGGGTCGCGTCAGAAACATATATCAAGCCACAAACAAGGAGAGCACAGATGGTAGAAAGATGGGACGAAAACCTCAAGTTAATAGAACTCGCTGTGAAGTTCATAGACACAGACGAACCAGTAACGCGTAGCGAGTTCTTGCCACCAATCGCACAACTCATAGACGGCGGTGTCTATGAGGAATACTGGGAATTAGACGACCAGCGCCAACGCGCTAGGGAAGTTCAATGTCACTGGTGCAACCTGCTTACACCAAAAGCATTCAATGACTGCCAAGCATGTGACAAACCACTAGAAAGGAATGTCCGATGAGCCACTCAACATGGGGTTGCGCAGAACCCAACTGCATACACTGCAAACTAGAGCATGACATTAAACTAATAACTCAGTTACTAGATAAAGAACTAGAGTACAAAAGCACAGGCTGGTACATATACTTCGGCATGCGCACAGGATACCAAGTCCTACAAAAAGAATTGAATGTCAGATAGACATTCAAGCAGGCAAGCCCGTCGCCTTTGGCGGGCTTGCCAGCCAGTAAGTCAATCAACTAACTAACTAAGGAGAAGCAAGTGAAGAACGAAATCAGCATCACAGGTACAATCAAGAACGTAAAGACATATACAAACGAGCGTGGAACATTGCTTACAGGCTGGTTTGACCAACGCGATACATCTCGCACATCAGATGGAACTGCAGACCGTCAGGTTTATGTAGTCGGCATGAATGTAGTTGCGCTAGATGATTCCACAGTAGGTGAAATCCTAGGTGCAACCAAGGCAGGAACAGAAACTTCCATGCCAATCACAATCACAGGACGCATGGTCACACGCTTTGACCGCCGTCCAAATGTACCTCGTGAAAAGCAGTACGCACCAACACTCCAGTTGGAAGTACATGCAGTAGAGGTTCACGCTTAAACACCAGGCAGGTGGGTGGCAGAAATGTCACTCACCTGTCTTTTTTTCACGGGAACGCCGTAACCACTTCAGACACCTGCAAGTCCATTATAATTCTAGGAGAGATTATGTATCTATCAACAGCAGAAGTGCTAGGTATTACTATAGCCCTAGCCTCATCTATATTCATCATAGTACTAACTACCATTGCAAACTACAGATTGCAGCAGGATAATAAACTGCTGCGCATCAGACTAAAGACTAACCGCAGATATTGGGAGGCAAGGGTAAACCACAGATGATGAATCTAAAAACAACAGTAGCAAACCTGCAAGTATCTACAGTTGCATTGCCATTTGCCCATGGTCTAGACCTATACGAGACCATGGTATTTGACGAGCGTGACATGGAAGTAGAACCTTTTACCCGTAGGTATCAGACCTATAACTCTGCAGAAGCAGGTCATGAGGACACAGTAAACCAGATAGAATCTACCATGAGAGATGCACGACTATGACTCGACGACCATCAACAATAACAGCCAAGTGGTTTAGATTATATCAAGACGACAGAGTAACTATAGATGTAAATGAAAACGATAACATTCATTTCAAAGTCGTACTTGATAACAGACCTAAGTACTTCTACAATGAGACAGTACATTCTGATGTTGTCCGCTATCTAGCGGACGAAACAGGTGAAATGAAATACTGGGGAGCACTACTATGACACCGAATGAAACTATAAAGATACGAGCCAAGGCTGCAAGTTATGCACAATCATTTCTTGCTAACAAATACTATGAAGAATACAAAGAATTGTATGACGCATACCTAACTAATCGTGGTATTAGCACACGTAGAGGTAGAGTTATATCAGATGAAAGAACAGTTACTAATGAGTGAGCCAAGAGAAGAAGACGACATAGCATTAGACAAAGACCAAGAGTGTGAAGATTGTGGTTGCTTTATCTGGGAGTGCGTATGCAACGAACCAGACGAACCATTTGATGTAATATACGCAGACTAATCTAAGTTAGGAGCGCCATGTTTACAGCGGCGAAGAAGTACCAAGCAATCATAAGTGCAGGTATATTAATACTTGCTACCATGTTTGGCATACCAATTAAATCGTATGTCAAGTATGTAGACAAGCAGATAGCAACAGACGAAGACTATGTTGAAAAGACTGTTGCACCTCACTACTGGACACCCTATATGTCAAAGACATATGCTCGTGGTTACATTGCACTTGAGTATCCACAATGGGGACGCGGTGAGTGGTCAGCCTTAAAGAAACTATGGGGTAAAGAATCAGCATGGAATCATAAGGCAGACAACCCTAAATCCACAGCCTATGGTGTAGCACAAGTATTAAAGACCAAGCCTGGAACGCCCGCCCCTCTCCAGATTGAGAAGGGGCTGGCTTACATCGAATACAGATATGGCAAGCCTTCAATCGCATGGTCACACTGGAGAAAGCATGGTTGGTACTAATGAACTACATAGTACAAGTAGAAATCTCAGTTGAAGCAGACAACGATGATGCTGCTTTGTTCTGGGTGCAAGATGCCATACAAATGTATGGTGCAACAATGTCTATCCACCGATGGATAGATACACGACTAGAAGGAGAGACAAACAATGACAACTAGAGATGACTGGAAGACACTAGAAAGCAATGAAGATACTAACGTTCAGCGCACAGGTGCTGAGTTAGTAGATACATTCTTCTCTACATTTACATCAACAGATACAGATGAAGTTACAACTACCCGTGTGCTTTACTATCTAACAGACATTCAAGTACGCGACTTTGCACTTGGCATCATGGGTAAGTATGGTGAAGAACAAACCCTCGCTGCACTAAACCACCTACTTGGTAATGCGGTAACAGATACACCATACATCAATGCACCTGCAGCATTACTTGCTCAGTACTACTATGAACTAGGTAGAACAGGAGATGCATTCCTAACACTAACCAATGCACAGCCAAGTTACTCTCTTGCTAAGTTACTTAGCCGTGTATTCCAATCAGGCTGGGACCCCAAATCATTTGGTCGTATGCGTGATGAACTACACCCACAGGTAGTAAAGAATATCTTCGGAGAGGATGCATAATCATGGGTCTTGACATGTATCTATATCAAAAAGATACACATGAAGTAGCATACTGGCGTAAGGCTAATGCTATTCATGGCTGGATTATTAACAATGCTCGTGCGGTAGATGACTGCACTCCAATTCATCTTAGCAAGATGGACATCATTCAATTGCGAGATGATTGTCAGAAGGTGTTAGATGAAGGCACAGAAGAAACAGCATGGGAACTGTTGCCTCCAACCAGTGGCTTCTTCTTTGGTACTACAGAGATTGACGAATGGTACTGGGATAATGTAAAGTCTACAATTGAAAAACTAAATACAATTATAGATGAGTCAGTAGATGATGCTCAGTTTGAGTATCAGGCATCATGGTAAAGAGAGGGAGCAATGCAACAAGTAACGGAAGAATATAATAACAAGTCGCTGGCTAAACTAAACAAGCAGGCTTGGACTAGAGCAGGCGTTGCAGTCAACGCTGGCTCAGCATCAGAGGCTGCAAAGCAGGCTGGTCTTGACTGGAATGTAATGCTTGCAGATATGCAAGCATATGTTTCTAATCAGGTCAATGATTTCGAGTCGGTAACAGATTACTATCCTGTCCCTAAAAAGCAGGCAGTAATTAAACTTGGCAAAGACAATACCAATGAAGTCATTGGTGTAGTCGGTGACAAGTACAAGATTGTGCAGAACATGGAAGTATTCAGCGCACTAGATACGCTGGTAGATTCAGGCGATGCACGATACACAGCAGCAGGTGAGTACAATAACGGTGCTAACATCTGGATGATTATGGAATTACCTATTGGTGTAAACGTAGCCAATGACCCACACGCTGCATTCTTGCTAGTGCAATCATCACATGATGGTTCATGTGCAGTACGCATCCGTCCTATCATTGAGCGTTTGTTCTGCTCTAATCAAATCAACAAGTTGATTAAGGGCAAGAAGACAAACGACTTTACTTATGTCATGAAACACACGACTAATTCAGAGTTGTCTGTCCAAGACATTCGTAACATCACCCAACTTACATACCAAGCAATCGAAGAGTATGAAGTAACAGCAAGTGGTTTGCTCAAGCGTGAGGTATCAGCAGCGCAAGTACGTGATTACTTTAAGCGTGTATGGGCGCTGCCTTCTACTGTAGAGGACAAGCCATACCACCTACTCACCCAAGGTGAGCGCAGACAACAGACTATTGCTATCACCGCACGCGACAAAGCGTGGCAGGTATACAATGAATCAGAAACACAAGCCAACATCAGAGGCACAGCCTTCGGTGCATGGCAAGCAGTAGTAGAATACGCAGACCATCATGCATCGGGCGGCTCCGAACGGCTCGCCGTTGCCGCCCTCAGTGGACGCAGTGATGGTATCAAAAACAAAGCACTAGAGTTAGTGCTTGCATAGTATTAGCATAGTGAACCAGCGTAAGGTGATGTGAAGACCACCGAGATGCAGGTAGTTTATGCTAAAGCGCAGAACTTATGTCGTTACTTCCTATTTCTCCATAAGGGACACCTCACTGGGTCGCTCCGCCAGTGGCGCACACGGAGCACACACAAACAACGAGAGGGAAACATGAACACAATCACAATCAGTCGTGTCAATGAAGAGTCTGGCACACCATATGATGTAACATATACAGAAGCAGAAGTTCTGCACTTCCTAAAAAGAACAAAGGAAATAGATGCAGTACAAGAATCCTACCAATCAATGGTCAAAGAACTCCGTACAATTCGTAATGCGGTCCGTGACTTTTTCAGTGAAGGTGAATGGTCAGACGGTGAAACAACATGCAACAAAGGTGATGTCAATACAATGCTCGAAAGCATCGGCAGCACCAAACTTACCACTAAGTATCGTGGAAACTTCACCATCTATGGTACATTCGAACTAGATGCAGAAGACGAAGACGAAGTTGAAAGTCTAGTCACAGAGAACCTATCAGTAGATTGCTATGCTGCAGATGTAGATGTAGATAGCATTGAACTACATGATGTGGAAGAAGATAACTAATGAGTCAGGAGTTGCAAGAAACTCTAGACCGCATGGCTATTGCAGCCCAGATAGTATTAGACGAAATACTAAATGAGATTGAAAATGAGTAGCGCATACGTCCCATATAATGGGACTGCTGGCTGGTCAGGTACGGATACATCTATGCAGAGAGCCATAGATAATATCCACTCTGGTCGGGAATTAAACAACCAACAATTAGCGTTAGCATATTTAAAACAAGCAGGTGAACTAGGGCTAACTTGGAAAGAGTTAGCCACTGAAACAGGCTGGCATCATGGCACAACAAGTGGCGTGCTATCAGTCCTTCATCAGTCAGGTGCAATCATACGATTGTATACTGCTCGTAATAGATGCAAGGTTTATGTGCATCAGAATTACAAAGGTGCTTATAATAAATATGAAACCTATAAGAAGAAAGAAAAACTTTGCCCGCATTGTGGGCATGACATCAATGCGTAAGCCGTTCCTTATGCTATGATGGGACAACCAGTAGGGCGGTAGGTTTTTGGCTCTCTCCTTGTCCTACCCCCACTGGTATCTAATCAAAGGAGAAACATGGCAGAGTTAGAAATACCTAGAGATAGGTATGGCAGACCAATGGTAGTACCACCTAAGGGTGGTAAGCCAGTAGCATATACAAGAACAACAACAGTTGCTGGTTCATTAGATGATGGCACTGCACTTGTAGCATGGAAGTTACGCATGGCTGCAACTGGATTAACATTGCGCTCTGACTTATTGTTAGCAGCAGCAGCATCTCGTGAAGATAAGTTAGAGATGGATAAGTTAGTTGAAGATGCAATGGAAGCAGCGGGTGCTACCAAGCAGGCTACTATTGGAACAGCAATACATTCTCTTACAGAGAAGTTAGATAGAGGTCAAGACCTCGGTCCTATCCCAGAAGATTATGTTGCAGACATACAAGCGTATGCTGATGCAACTAAAAACTTTACCAACATTCATATCGAACAGTTCTGTGTGCTAGATAAATACAAGATTGCTGGCACACCAGACCGCATTGTCGAATACAAAGGCGAGAAGTTTATCTCTGACCTTAAGACAGGCAGCATTAGTTACCCAAACAAAATCGCTATGCAGTTAGCAGTGTATGCACACGGCTTGCCGTATGACCCTGCTACCGCAAGCCGTGGTAGTTGGGGTGACATCAACACAGAGAAGGGAATCATCGTGCATCTACCAGCAGGTAGTGGACAATGTACTCTACACTTTGTAGACTTAGTTCATGGCTGGAAAGGTATTGAACTAGCCATGAAAGTAAGAAAGCACCGCGAAAAGAAAAACATATCAACACCAATACAAGGAGAATAATGTCTCATTCAGAAGCACCGATTAGCATCACAGTTAAATCAGCAGCAGGTTCGCTAGTCACAGTTCGTGCTGCATCAGCAGAAGAACTTGACCAGACAATTGCAATGACACTTGCATCACTTGCATCTGCTACAGAAGAACTCGAAAAAGCAGTGCGTGGCACTGGTTTCAGCGCACCATCAGCAACTCCTATCTCACCAGCAGTTGGCTATGCAGCCAATGCGCTAGGCGGAACTGTTGTTGCTGAATCATTTACACCAGCAGCAGCACCAGCAGGTGCAGGACAACGCATGTGTCCACATGGTTCAATGACTCGTATCCATGGACTAACAGGTAAGTTTGGTCCTTACAAGGGTCACTTCTGTCCTGCTAAGCAGGGCGACCCAAGCAAGTGCGCAACTCAATATGTTAAGGCAGGCTCACCAGAGTTTGCTACATTCGTAGCCGACCAAACAAAGGCATAAATGAAAACACTACGCCGTAGCGTAGGCAAGGCAGAGGTTGGCGGAGAACCATTACCGCCACCTTTCCAAGCCTTCGCAAGAGAAGGAATGATATTACGGCGTGCAGAAGTAACTGTAATTGCAGGCACTCCAGGTGCAGGCAAGTCCAGTATCGCATTACATATCGCAGCAAGATTAAAACAACCAACATTATATTTCTCTGCGGATACTAATGCACATACAATGGCTATGCGGTTACTCGCGCTTCGCGCACGCATTCCACAACAACAAGCAGAACTAATGCTTAAGACACAACCAGATACAGCCGAGGCTATCTTGCGTGAGTATGGAAATATGTATTGGTCATTCGAACCAAGTCCTACTCTTCGTGATTTAGATGAGGAAGTATCTGCATTCGAAACTATATGGGGCAGAAGCCCTACTCTTATAGTGGTAGATAATCTTATGGACATTGCTATTGATGGACACGAAGAGTTTGCTGGTATGAGACAGGTCATGAAAGAGTTGAAGTATCTTGCAAGAGATACCAACGCAGCCGTATTAGTATTACACCATACGCAGGAAGGTGCACCTGGTTATCCGTGTCAGCCGCGCTCAGCGTTGCAAGGCAAGGTCGCGCAGATTCCTGCTATGGTGTTAACTGTAGGTCAGATGATGCAGGGGCAGGACGCATACCTATGCGTAGCCCCTGTCAAGAATAGATACGGCAAGGCAGATGCAACGGGTAACACATACATATCGTTATCATTTGAGCCTGGCTCTATGTATCTAGAAGATGTAGTCCGCGACTATAGACAGGCAGAGATGACACCATGAGTAGCGCAGCCAAAGCCAAAGGCTCAGGAGCAGAACGAGATGTAGTTAAGTATCTAAAAGAAAACGGCTTCCAATATGCTGACAGGCGACTGGCTGGCGCAACACTAGACAAGGGTGACATATCAGGTATACCTGGAGTTACAATTGAAATCAAGAACCATGCTAAGATGGACTTAGCAGG